CACAACACTAAATCGCTTGTTCATGTGTATCTCCTATACAACGTTACAGTGAGATTACGATATCGCATAGAAAACGATACTGCAATAGGCCGCTACTCTGCGACCTCCGCACTCAGCGCAAAGTATGAAGCCGCGTCAATAGCGCTATCTTGATGATGCCCATTGGACAAACGCCCAGCCTTCAGTAGCCCCATCATTATGCAGACATCTCGGCCCGTAACCTTATAGCCCAGATACGCAGTCCACATATCAGCAATGCGAGTAAACGACTCCTGTGGCGTACCGTAATCCGACTCACGCTGACCGTTCACCAGATCCATAGCCGCAGCAAGAACCCGCGTCCTGACATTGTCCATCACTTACCCTTCTTCATACGGGTCTTAGCAGCCTGCTTAAACGCATCAGCAGTGGGAGCACCCTTGCTGCCAACCTTGCGCATCTTCTCGCCGCTACCAGCAGCAATACGCTTCTTCTTAGCATGGATGTTCGCATATAATCCCGGTTTCTTGTTTGGCATCGGTAAACCCTTTCATGGTTTTTTGGAAAATAGTTTCGTGGGGGACTGTAGCTATAGTCGGCAGGGGCGGGGGGCAAGGGGTGGTCTGCGCCAAAGCGTGCCGTTTTCCTGCTGCGGGAGAGGCATTGATTACCTGGGGTGCGCTGCCTGCCTCTGTGCTGTCGCATGGGGTAGAGCCGATATAAGCTCGAACCATTGACGATAGGATCGTTTGGCTACCCATACCTATGCCGCCTCTGTTTCGTCACTGTGCGGCTCTGTGAGAAGCTCTACGGCCTGATTAGCCAGCATGATAGCTGCTGACTGCACGACATCCGGCTTGATCCTCCATCCAGCACCAATTGCCCTCGTGAAATAGTCTGTCGTGAGACACTGAAATTCAGCCCTTAACCTAGATAAGTCCAGTTCAACCTCGCAGTTAGTGCCAGATTTATCTATCTGCTCTTGAAGCTGTGCGTTTGTTTCGGCTTCACTTAGTTCCATTTGCTGTTTGGCTGTTAGCCTTGAGCGCAGTGTGTCCTCGTATTTAACGTGAGGATCGAAGACGATGCGGTTGCTTGTGGATCTCTGGCCTTTGTAGAATGGTCTACAATAAACCATGTAGCCGTAGTCTCTGAGCTTCCTGACGTGGTATCCTACTGCGGTTCGCTTGCTGCCGATGTCTTGGCCTATGCGTTCATTGCTGACGAAGGTGCGTCCGATGCTGTCGCAGTAGCTACAGAAGGCAATGAGAACCCGGAGGGTTTTGGGCGTGATCCGTGGGTCTTTGATTGCTCTGATGGGAACGATTGCAAAGGCTCTTAGATCTTTGGCTCTGAGTTGTTTGGGTCTCAAAACGGATAATCCTCTATTGGGTCGGCTGGCTGCTCTCTTCGTGCATAGGTCTCTATGCGGTTTTCTTCCAAGCTCTGCCGATACATTTGTATCACGTTCATCGTGACGAGGTTTTTTTCTAGCAGTCTTTCTGCTCCTGATCCGGTGATGTAGGTCTCTGCGACTGGATCTCCCCGGTTCATTCGTCTGGCTTCGATTGCATCACTGTCCCAGGCGATTGACTTTGCCGGTCCTAAGATTGGTGGCTTGTATGCGTCTGAGCATTTCTGTGCAGCTTTGACCATGTTGTAGATGGTGGGCCATGAGCGGGTGCGGTTGTTCTTGCGGATGTCCTTGCCCATGTTTCTTAGGATGTTGGTCAGCCCTTCCTCGTTTATGCTGCTGACGATCTCGCTGTTGATGTCTTCGACCATTGCGGTCATTTCGGTTGCTGCTCTTTCTGGCGTGTGGTTTGCCGGTACATCGTAGGACTGCAACTCTTTCTGGAGCCATGCGCCGATTGCCTTTGTTCTCTGCTCGTAATTCATTGGAGTAACTTTCTGTCTGTTTCCAGTGAGCCGAGGATAGCCTGCATCTGCTGGTCGCTTGTCATATCTTGGAGAGAGGGTTGCTGGATCTCATCGTCCCAGCGCTCACCATTCAGCCATGTTGCCAGGTGTGGCATGAATTTCTTATCTTGATTGCCCCATGATCGGACAAAGAGCGAGAGCGAATGCTGGATCTTATCCTGATCGACCTTTCTAAGTGCTGCATTGAATGCCTTTCGTGCCTGTCCCTTTCCAACCTTCTTTGGATAGATTGCCCAAAGATCATCGAAAATCGCCGATATATTATTGGTTATATTTCCAAGGTTATTACTTACAAGGTTAAGGGGGTCGCAATTTGCCACTGGGGGGGGTCGCATTTTGCGACGGGGGGGGTGGTATTTTGCGACTGGTTGTTTTTCTAGCAATAACTGATAGCCGTTGCTGGTTGATGACCCGTTATTGCGCTTGCGGTGGACCCTCATCAGCAACCCTTTGCCCTCAAGAATTGCAATATGCCTGATGACTGTTGATCGATCCAAGTCACATTCCTCTGCTAAAATGCCGAGGCTTGGGAAACATAAACCTGTTTCGCTGTTGTGATGATCTGCCAGCCAATACAAGACAACCTTGGTTGCTGGCTTCAATCCCTTTTGCTGCATTGCTAATGCAGTCATGTAATGTGACATTGCTTTTACCCTTTTCATTGGGGCAGGATTGTTCTATCTTAACCCTGCATTGTTGTTGGTTCTTTCAGTGTAACCTAGTCCTATCGCCCCTGCAAGAAATTGTGGGGGCGTTTCTGTTACCACTTCCAGCAAGTGACCTCTGTCAACAAACATGGATCTCCATAAGTTTTGACAACTTTTAGATCGTACACCTGGGCATCATCCTCGAAGACCACGCCGTTGAAGCTATCGAGAACGATCTTTGCGATATTGTCGATGTCAGGCTTGCCGGGTAATATCTCATAAGCCTCAGCCGCCGCCTTCTTTGCCTTTGTCCAGCTCTTAGGGATCTCAAACTGCGCCTTGATAACCATCTGGCATGGCCCTGCTGTCGGTTCCAGATCGTGCAACGCCATGTAATCGGACGCAGCCGCAGCTAGTCTATGCTCAAACTTGCGAGTTTTCTCGGGCGTGTAGACCCTGCCAGTGCGAGTAAACCTGGGCCGACCTTTGCCTATCGGTTGACCAGGGAGCCAAATGTAAGTGGTGGTCATATCCGTTTCAGCCAATCTGTAACGTCTGATTTATCGTCGGATTCAACCACGACACCCACATCATCAAGGATCGCTTCCAGGCTTACAGATTGATTCAATCCTTCCGATATCAGCTCAGAAGCCAACCGGCTTTGTGATATCCCCTGGGACTGCGAAGCGCTATCTAATCGGGCTTTGACACCGGCGGGCAATCGGACCACCAGAGCTTTCTTTTCTTCCATTTTGGTTTGATACTTCAACTTTCTTTCCTTTCCTTTCAACAGTTTATCAAATACTTTAAAAAAAGTTTGATTTAGTTGTTGACTGTTATTGTGATATCACTCTATTCTAATTCACAGGACAACACAACAGGAGACTAGGACAATGAAACTTTTTACAGAAGCAGAGGAAATGGCAATCGAAGCTTGGGAGCAAACGGGCGATCGCGATGACGCCATGGATTTCTTGCACCAATCTTGCGATGGTCACGAGGTTGCAATCTATTACCACGCTGGCATCAAGTTTTGCGCCGACAATGACACAAGCGATGGTGAGCAATATCTTGAGGATTGCGGTGGCATCAGCCAACCAGGCGACAGCTTTGGCCAGATAGCTTGCCGCATAGCCTTTGCAACCTTACTTGTGGCCGCTCAATATGAGCTGGACCAATTAATCGACCAGCTTGAAGAGGCGGCATGATGCAAACTCTATGGCAAACAGAAACGCATGAAGTTGACTATCACGCAGGTTTTCTTGTGATTGCAGAGAGCGACACGCAACAGAGCTTTGTGGTTCAATTGACAGACAACAACGGGCGCAACGTAACGCGCAAACAATTCACAGACGCAGCAAGCGCATACGGCATAGACCGGGCTTGCAGCACATTCAAGAAACTAGCCGGGAGGGTTCAGTAATGTTTAAACTTAACGACAAAATTATCATCAAAGACCCCGACAATTTTTACTTTGGCCGCGAGGCCAGAGTTATATGCGGCACAGACTGGCCGCGCGTTTGGCAGATCCACATTGGGGATCTTTACATTGCCATCAATCAAAAATTTATGGAGCGAGCACAATGAGCAACTTTAACAAACTTCGGGCCATGCTGCGAGACATGGAAGACAGCCTTGGAATCTGGGGCGACATAATTGGGGTGTTGAGTTTATTTGGCACCTTCTACATTCTGTTTTTCTTTGCGGGGGTTTTGTGATGGGCAAGGTCAAAGACATATTCCAGGACCAGCGCGAGAGGGCGTCAGTGGTATGCCCGGAGTGCGATGGCGATGGCAAGGTGGTTGAGGTCACTTACCGCGTCCAGAGCTTTGATCGGGATATCGGGGAGCCTTACGAAGATCCGGTTGACTGTGAACGGTGCCAGGGAGAAGGCGCAATATTCGAGGGGCAAGACGATGAAGATCTATGAAGTGAACATCAAAAAGATGCACCACCGCGAGGCTGGGGACACAGAGATCGCGGCGGCGCACCAGGTGGCCACAAAGGTTACAGGCAGGAGATTGGAGACCCTGCGAGCGCTTTCGACCCTGGGAGGAGGGTCAGGGGAGCAGATAAGCGCCTCTCTGCGGCTACCTATCACTAGCATACGTCCACGACTAACGGAACTGCAAGAGATGGAGTTGATCGAGGACACCGGGCGGCGTCACAAAAACCAATACGGCAACGGCGAGATTATTTGGGCCGTCACAAAACAAGGGGAACAATATGTATATTAAGTTTGAAGAGATCCGCGAAATGGCCGATCACATCAGGCTATTGACCGGAGACGATCAGGACACCTTTCTTGACACGCTGGACGGTGAGACCGATGCAATGGACATTCTGGGAAAGCTCATTCAAGAGCGCACCGAATGCTCAATCTACGAAGGGTCAGCGAAAGAGTTAGCAGCAACCTACACCGCCAGAGCAAAACGCCTCTCAGCCAAGCAGGAAGCTCTCTCGATCACGATCGGTCACTTGCTCGATGCAATGGGCCAGACTAAGATCCAACACCCTTTGGCTACAGTTAGCAGAACAAAGCCCCGCTGGTCCGTCAGGATCGATGACGAGGCAGAGGTTCCTTCACAAATGATGAAGGTAACAACGCGGCCAGACATTGCCGCAATCAAGAAGCAGATGGAGCAGGGTGAGACTGTGCCAGGATGCACTATAAACCCAGGCAATCCATCCATAACAATCAGAATAAAGTGAGGAAACAATGACTAAAATTTTTAACATGAAAACCGCAAGAACCTTAAACGAAAGCTTGTCTATAATTACTCCAGGACTTGCTAAGAAGATTTCAGAAAACAACCCTAAAAACAGAAAGTTTAGACTGCACGTCGCTCAAGACTACGCTAGGCAAATGCGTCTTAATCGCTGGGGCAAAAGCCCAGAGGCAATAGTCTTGACCAAAAGTGGAATATTGGTAAACGGTCAGCACAGAATATGGGCGATTATAGAAACGGGGATAAGCTGTACTGCCGATGTCGTTGTTATTGAAGATAAAGACTTCGACAGCGTTTTTGGAATCCTAGATCAAGGAGCGTCAAGAACCGCATCCGATATTCTTAAAATCGATAGCAAGCAAATACTTCCAATTAATTACCTTTTGCGGTGCGCTGGTTTGACAAAACCAAAGCCAGAAGACCTTAAGGTATTTATTGAAAGCCCAATGGGTGAAATATTAGCGCAAGTTTGTAACCTCAAATTAAAGGGAAAAGTTTGGAAGCATACCGGCTTCAAAGCTGCTCTAGCTATTTCGATTTTATCCGGAGGAATCACCAAGAAAAGAGCGTTTGAAGTTTTAAAGCAGTTAAACAGTGGATCAATAAACGATTGGCCCCCTATCTTTTCACAGCTCTATGTTCAGCTTACAGATCCTGGGAAGCAATTAAAAATGAGCGGTAGGTCATTTGATAACGATTGGTTTACACGGAGCGTTTATAGCTTTGTGAATGTGGACAAGCCAACAAAAATAATACGACTAAGCAAGAACTTCAATCAAGAAGTTAAAAATATGAGCATGGCAGCACTTTATGCTATCAACCCTGATTTCTTGGAGTAATTGGATGAGTGAACTACAAAAAGCAATGGCCGAGGTGAACGATCTTAATCGCACCCACGGCGTCACGCAGCGCGGCGGCAAGAAATACACAGAGGTGTTTGTGCGCGTTGAAGCATTCCGCAAAGCATTCGGAACCGATCACGGGATCAATACCGAGATCCTAACAGACGATGGCAAGAGAGTTGTGGTCAAGGCATCGATCACCAACAGCGCCGGGATGGTTGTCGGCTCTGGCATGGCTGAAGAAATCAGGGGCCAGGGTAACGTCAACAAGACCAGCGCCCTGGAGAACGCAGAAACCAGCGCCATAGGCCGCGCTCTGGCATCTATTGGCCTGCATGGTGGCACATATGCCAGCCTCAATGAGATCGATGCTGTACCGCGCAAGGCAGCAGCACAAAGCCAGCAGGCTCAATCTACGCAGCCGCCACCAGCACCACCAGCAGGAGATCTGCTCACGCTGAAAAACCATATCGGGCAAGAGAAAGGATCGGGAGACGCGCAAGAGTTTACCGCCAATCTCATCAAGCTAATTGCAGCCTATACCAAACTGGAAGCCACCAAAGAGGGGACCATTATCCCGCCACGGGAACGCATGACAATGCTGCGTCAGTTGATCGAGCAGAACCAACAGCAAATCGACACGCTTTCCGATGGGTTCAAGGAAGAGATCGACAAACGATACAAGAATTGCCTCAAGGTCCTGGGTGCACAGTTAGGAAAAGAATGATGGAGACCTGGAAACAAATGAAGGCGCGTCAAAAGCGGGAGTTGATTGGCGCGGTTGAAGATCTGGCTGGAGAAGTAACACAAGTGAAGGCGGCTGAAAAACTAGAGATGTCGCAAGCTTTACTCAGCGCGTTCTGCCGCAAGTACAATATCACCTGGGAGCTAGACGGAAGGAAAAAGAAATGAACGGTAAAGATATTATCAAGTGCATCAAGGCAGCAGAAATGAAGCTGACAAAGAAAGAAACATCTGCTCTTATGTCGATACCGTATAAAACTGTTGTTGAGATCGCAAAAAAATACGGGATAAAATTTATCGATGGAAGGCAGAAAAGCGATGAACCAAGAAGGCGAGCAGGCATTGGCCCGAAGCCAACGTCAACTATCAATCATGATCGAGACTGCAAAAAAACAGAACCGGCACAACCTCAAGCAGCAACTAGAGAGCCTGTTCGCATTAGGCGAGATACTTCAAAG